GGGGGTTTACCGATGAAAAAGATTTATCAATGTGAAGATTGCAGTACTGTTATTACAATTGAAACAGAGGTACACGAGTTACCTGAATCTATCATCTGCCCATGTGATTTATCTATGAAAAATATTGGTGCATAAATGTGGTCATGGGTATTAGCAGCAATAGGTGTTACAGGCATCTTCTTGGTCGGTAGAAAGACTATTTGGGGATGGTTAATACTTTGTGTAAACGAGTGCCTTTGGATTGCCTATGCCCTTGCTACAGATCAATACGGCTTTATCGCCATGGCTGTAGCTTATGCTGCAGTATATATTAAATCCTTTATGCATTGGAGAAAAGGTTGAGCGTTATCGTAGATATTGATGATACCCTTTTAGAATTTAAAACTAATAAGCCTATTAAAGAAACAATTGATTATGTAAAATCTTTAGGTGATTCAATTGTAATTGTGACAGGTAGAAATAGTTCAGAAAGAAATCAGACAATTAAAGATCTTAAGGTTACTGGCATTGACTATGCTCTTTTGCTCATGAACCCTGGAAATCCAAGAGATGCTGTAAACTTTAAACGTAAGGTTGCAGAAACATTTAGCATTGAAGCAAGACTTGCAATTGAAAATAATGCTAATGCTAGAGCAGCATATGAATCTGTTGGAATTAAAACACTAGACCCTGCTGAGTTGACAAGGTAGATAAATGCGTAATAGTTTTGAATTTGAAGAATTGGATGAACCTGTAGACTTACAAGTACATACTCTTTCCCCTGCAAAGTGGATGCTAGTTGACCGTGAAACAGGACAGGTGTATACTGGTAATAAGAATGGCTATTGGGATAGGCTAGAACCAATTATTAAGAAAGAAGTTTAATGAACTTTCAATCAGAATCTAAAAAGTCTGGAGATGCTTTTGAAGAACTTGTATATGAAGATTTGGTTAGTAGGGGCTTTGATTATATCCAGCCAAATGTTTATATTGAAGGTGCTGGTTGTGAAGTAGATTTTATTGCTTATGACAGTAAGTATGATCTTGTTGAGTATGTAGAAGCAAAGGGTGGACTTGATGGTGAAGGCAAAAGGCCAGGGGCTAAAAGAACTGATAATGTTAAAAAAGCTATTGCTAATGGAGCATTGATACAAGCAGTAGATGTTCGTGCTTACTATGTAGTATATTTTTCATCGGAGCCTAGTGAAGGTTATTCTACTGAAATGATAAATACCGCTTTAAGAAATAACATAATTGATGAAGTAAGATATTTATTGCCAATCGAGCTTGACTTTTAATCTTAGAAAGAGTATACTTAGTATATGATTAACATGGAAATACCAGATCCATTTCAAGACTTTTTAGAAAAGAAATATGCAAATTATAAAGGTGCTCGTTGGGATTTCTTTGCTCGTGAGTGGTCGTTTGCATGTGGATGTTGTAAAGAGCCTTTGTTTGCACCAACTAAAAAGATTATGACTAAGATTAGATTGTTTCATACACGCAACGAATGTTTAGGAGGTTACTAATGAAAGTTTTATTTCCAATATTTATGTTTGTTTCTGGATGGGTGGTTTGTTATATTCAAATGACATACGGAGTTGATCAAAGTGAGTAGAATCGTTATTTGTCCAGTATGTAAAAAAGAATTAGAAGTTAGAAAAGGAATATTTGCACATGATACACTTTATAGGCATAGCAAGGAGCATAAATGAATAAGTATTTACTTGATCTTGGGGATGATAATTTTATTGAAGTTCCAAAAGATATTCAGTACGAAATAATCCAAGACAAGCTAATGACAACATACTATTGGACTGTTGGATTCTTTTCTGCTATAGTTGGATTCTTGCTAGGAATTATTGCAACAAAATAATTAAATAGGTTACCCTTTGTAGTTCAGTGGATAGAACAATGGACTTCTAAGCCATGTGTCGCAGGTTCGATTCCTGCCAAGGGGACATGAGCACCAGTAGCCAAGTTGGTTAAGGCACCGAACTCATAATTCGGCTATCATAGGTTCAAGTCCTATCTGGTGTACTAAGCGAGTGTTGCATAATGGTAGTGCACCATCCTTCCAAGTTGGTTGTGCCAGTTCGATTCTGGTCACTCGCTCTACGTTAAGCCAAGTGGCTTGACTTTTAACAATGAAAGGTATATAATATAACTATGAATAAAGAAGATGCATTAACAATTATGATGAACTCTATCAATGCTGACAACAGAGAGTTCTGCATTAAGTCTGGAATGTCTGAAGCAGAAGCTGATAAGAATATAGAACAAAGCCAGATGAGCCTTGGCCTAATGATGTCAAACATTTACGATAAGATGGTAGAGAATGGTATTATAGTGGTATAATGGTCCTATGGGACGAAACAATTTTGCTAAAACCTTTGCTTCACCTTACTTTCAGAGTAGCTACTACAAGAATGAAACTAAGGCTGGAAACACGGAGCAAAAAATAGAACAATGGTTTAAAAATGTTTTTAGATTAAAGAAATATAAGACTAAGAAAGATACTTTAGATTCTTAGTCTTTATTTTTTGCTGGATGTTTTGGTTCATACGGAGCAATCTTAGCTTTGATTCTTCCATCTTTATATAATCTAACAATCCAACCATCCTTGATCTGAGTTGCGTTAAATGATTGAGATTTCTTTTTTGCCATTATAGTGAGTGTCTCTCTGTTTGATTTTTTGTATAATCTTTGCCAAAATTAGCAAATAATGCTTTATCTCTTTCACGATTAGCAATACCTCTTGACCATGAATATCCTGCATCTCCACCCCACGCAAGCCACATGATGTAACCATTAGAAGGGTTTGATGAGTTGCCCCAGTCTTTGCCTTTCTTGTCTACTTCATGACGAGAGAAATAAGAATACATTCTTTTAACAGTGCTAAGAGAGATAGTTTCTCCTCTTGCTAACTGCCCTGCTCTGGTCCAGCCTACAGATGTTCCAGCACCTTTAGCTTTACCATCTTCTTTAAACTTAATAGCTCTACGAGCAGCAGATCTTGCTCCTGCTGGTGGTGAATACCCTTCGGCTTTAGATACTTCGTCTGTATCATACTCAACAGTGTCATCATCTTCAAAAAGGTCATCTGCTTTTGCAGCAGGTACACAGTTAGGAACTGGTTTTCCGTTATCTCCTGGCTTCATTCCACGCTGTACATACCCATCCCAGCAAGGATCTTGCTTTGAAATTTTATCTGGGCAACATTCAGACTTACCTAATTGAGAATCAAACATAGCCATTTGGGTTTCTGCATCTAAACCACTACATAGAGGACAACTGGCACATTTAATCTGTTCTTCTTCACACATGTCACACTCACAGCCTTGGTAAGTGTTGGTTGGCATTATAGGGTTTTCAGGTAGTGGTGCTTCTGCTTTGCCAAATGCAGATCCAGACCATATATCAACACCAGGCTTATTATTAATTCCTGATCCAGTAGGTCTGCCTTGGTTAGTAGTCATAGATTGTGGTTTCTTCATTCCTACTGAAGGATTAATATGTGGTGATGGGTTTGCTGGCATTGGGTCTGTGACTATTGCGTTATACGCAACATCCATAGGTGTTTCAGATTTCATAGAATGATCTGCAATGTTTACTAAGGTAGCATCTCTGTACATCATTCCAATACTGTATGCTGTTGCTTCCCATGTACCGTTTTCTTCTTCATAAATTCTAACAGCCATAGCTGGATTTTCTGGTGGCATTGACTGAATTGCATACTCTGTTCCAGGTGTTCCATAAACCCCACCCTCAGTCATAATATGTTCTACCATACCATAAACTATTCCTTCTGAGGTCATACCCATAACAAAACTACCTTCAATTATCATAAAATTATTATAGCATAATAAGAGAGCAGTTTATAGACGACTGCTCAGGTCTATTAGCCACGAAGATTCAACTCCTGCCAACTCTCCCGTCAAGGGGAGCATCCGTTGCCAAAACTTTCTTAAGGTCTTATTAGCGGAATGTTAACCATTATACTACTATTTTGAACTTATTTCTGCTGCTCTTGCCTTTGAAAACTTAAACATAGCCCCTCTGATTGGGGAGTATCCAAGGTCTTCAGCCTTCTTGCCACAGGTATCAAGCATAAAGTTAAAGAACTTTTTGACTGAATCATTTTTTGAGCTCTTTTCTTTGTATGCTATACCATAGGTAAAGGTGGATATATTATAAGATAGTTTGTTAGGGTTCTTGTAGTTTATCTTAACTACCCCACCTTTATCTGGAACAAAATCTCCAAGGAATACAGATGCTGCATTAACTGTTGGTTGTACAAACCTTCCAGCCTCATTCTCAACAGACACTGTCTTTAGTCCTCTTCCATATGATATCTCATTGTATCCAATAGATCCATTTGTTGTTCCTTGTACCATTGCAATTCCATGAGACCCAGAAGCGCTGGTCATATAACTCTTAGATATATCTCCAGGGAATGCAGTACCAAAATTTTTATTCCCTGGTTTGTTCCATATAGTTGGAGCAACTGCATTAAGGTATGAAGTAAAAACCTCTGAAGTTCCAGAGCCATCAATACGGTATACAACTCTAATCTTTGTTGCTGGTATCTTAGGTAGTCTTGTTCCTATTGTGTTTTCCTTTAGTATCTGTGGATCATTCCACATTGTTATTTGTCCCGCAAAAACTTTGGCTAGGGTATCTCTACTCATTTTAAGAGTAATATTGTATCCATCAAGTTTATAGATAATTCCAATTGGCCCTGCAACTAATGGCACGTAGGTAAACTCTTTTGATGGTTTTTGTTCTGTACCAGAGTAAGGAACATCTGACATAGCAAAGTCTGTTACTCCATTTGAAAACATATTCTTTCCAGCACCTGAACCAGATGCTCCGTACACAACAGAATCTCCTGTTGATTTCATAAATTCGACCCTACATCTGTCTATAAAATTAGCAGCAAATGTGGATCCAGCACCTTGAAGGTTATCAGCATGTGAAGGGGTAATAAAAAAAGCATTAGCTATTATTGCCAATGCTACGGGTAAAACAATGAATTTAGGTTTCATAATTATATTGTATCGTGTTCAAGCCTAGAATTTTAATAAAATTGGTTAACGGAATCATAACTTTAAGTGAACAATGAGCCTTTTAAACACATGCTCAGGTGTATCTTGTGTGCTTCCTACACTTTCCCAAATGTCCACCGACACACAAGAATGTTAGCTGATAGTGATAGTCTTGGGCTTCTTCTCTTCAGGTACATTCTTTTCAAGAGTTAGCTCTAGAATACCGTTTGAGAATTCTGCTGATTCAACTTCCATATATTCTGGCAAGTTAAATACTGTTGAGAACTTTCTTGCTGCAATACCCTTATGTAAGAAGGTTACAGACTCATCCTCTTCAACTTCTGATCTCTGTCCAGACACCTTAAGTTGATTATTTTCTACCATAATTGATATCTCGCTCTTATCAAACCCTGCTAAAGCAAACTCCAAGATTAAAAGATCTTGTCCAACCTTAATTACATTATAAGGTGGATAGTTATTATTTGTTGTTCTAACTGTTTGATTGAATCGATTAAAGAATGGGTCATCTAAAAGACCCAGCATTGTTTCTACTACCATTTTATTCCCCTTTCAAGCGAATAAGTTAATTTACCCCCCAACTGGGCAGGTATAAATATTATAGCATAGAAAAACAGGCCAGTCAAATACCCTGACCTGCTAATCTAACTATTTACTTTTTAGCTGTTGATTGCTTAGCTGCTGGCTTCTTAGCTGCAGCCTTCTTAACGACCTTGGCAGTCTTTAGGACGGCCTCTACTTCTGATCCTTCAGGAAGGCGACCAAAGGCCTTGTCATTAGGGTTAATTGCTCTCAATGCTACGGGTGCAATGGCTGCCAGTAGTGAGTATGCAAGTGTCTTAGGATCCGTAACCCCAGACATGTATAGGGCAAGTCCTGCACCAAGTACAGATCTTCCGTATGATGCTAGTAGTGCTTTAATTTGTTCATTCATTTTATTCCTCCTAGGATATGAATTTGGTTAGTACTGTAAAGCCAATCCATAGACCAATAATTCCTGCGACTCCCGCAAAAACTGGTGGTGCTGGTACTGGCAATTTGAATGCAGCAAAT